CCAAGCGCCTGTTATTACCCAACGGTTAAAAAACAAGCGAACGATTTAGCAACAGAAGGTGTTAAATACGGTCCATCTCGTTCTCGATCGGCTATGCCACTTTACCAAAGAAATGCCATGTCAAGACAATTTGTAACTATGCCAAGCACTTCATTAGCTGGCGATCCATACTATGAATATATCCACGGTAAAAAAGGTCAAAAAACGTGCAGACAAGACCCACGTTTGTGTAATCCAAATGCAAGAGGAGTTCAACTCGAAGCGTTTGCAGGACTTTCACCAAGTGGAGATACTAGAAGTAGTGGAAGTAGACCTGCGAGAACTTTCTCACCATAGGTCTAAACAAAATGTTTACATAATATAAAATGGCTTATCAACTCCAACCAGGATTGAAAATTGTCGAAGATAAAGCAGTACCAAAAGTTTGTGCAACAGAGGAAGTATTTGTATATCCTCAGCCCAGTACCTTGAATTATGGATCCGCGAGACCAAATACCATGTTATATGGCACGGCTCCATACATGGCAGGTAAAGGTTCACCAGCACAATTTATCGAAACAAGTGATGCACTCCGCCCACAATCTACGTCCCAGTTTAACAAGATATTAGCAAAAACATACGAAAAAAATTTTCACCCACTCCAAAATGTCGAGTGTAAAGTTCCACTCAGAACTCGAACTTATGAACCTTCGAGTACTCGTGCCGAACTTCAAAATGGTTTATTTCAAAAAAGATACGGTCAATAAAAATCTCGCTAAGAAATAAGAATGGCTGATCCCGTCTCTATCTTAGCTATAGCAGGACTAGTTTATGCTGGTCGCAAATTAAGCAAACCAGAAGAAAAATACACAATCGAAGGTAAATCCGTCGAAGAAACTATTGCAATTAAACCAGAAGTAGATAATCGTGATATAACTATTGCTCAGTCTTATTTGGGCCCACTTTCGCCTCTCGTTGAACCAGATTACACGTCTAAATCCGAAGTCTCTTCGTTTTCAGATGTAGCAAATGGTTCGAGATCTTCGGGTGGTGAAGTACTTGAAATGAGAAATAGAATGATGTATGACGGTGGTCGAATGAATAACCTTTCACCAATTGAAAAACAACTCGTTGGCCCAGGTTTGGGTGTTAGTGCAGATACACCAGCTTTGGGTGGACATCAACAACTTTTTAGAGTCAACCCAGAAAATGTAGGTGCATACAGATTAACAACACTCCCAGGTAGAAGTGGTCCCGCGTACGATTCTAAGGGTGGTCGAAGAACTATGGTGGGTGAACTCGGAAATAACAGGCCAGAAAAAACCGCCTTTCTCCCAGATAGATTACCACCATCAGGTGGTCATGCACAGGGATTCGCAGGAAGAACTCCAAGAGCCGAACACGAAAGAACGAAACGTACTACGAATCGTTCCGAAACGGGTTCAAGAACGGATACTCTTAGTTATGCGTCTGCAAAAAGAACCGTCTCTGCATTAACTCGAGCACAAGAACCAACGCGTAATAAGAAAGATGGAAATATCGAATCTTACGCTTATGCAAATGCTCCAGCACCAGGTATAAGCAACTTTGTGGGTGGATACTTGAATGCACCTGCATCTAAAATTGGCGAAAAGCGTACGTTTGGAACTGAACACACAGTCGCGGATCTCATGAAGTATGGATTCAGACCAGATGATAGAAGAGGTAAGGCGGGTCGTGCTCCAGGTGCAGGTCGTATGAACGTTCGCGCCGATCCACTTAACCAGGGTGGTATGGTAACCAGTGTTCGTTCGGATACAACACGTATCGACGGGCGAGTAAATGCCGCGAGTGGTGGTTGGACTCAACAATATAGACCAAACGATTATAATCAACTTAATGCGTATAAGGGTATTCAAAATCCAAATACTTCTCAGTGTGGTTTAGATATTGCTAAAAGAAATCTTCAAAATAACCCACTTGCACATAGCCTCTCTTAAACATACATATACATAAATAAGTAAAACACTCATTAAAATAATGCTCCTATATTTTAATGAAGGTACATACCTTAGATATAGATAGTGGCGAACGTGATCCTATAATATACCCAAACCCTGGAGATTATGTCGTTAATTTAAAAACTCCCATTTTTAATGTCACAAAGTTATCTCTTATATCAGCACGTATTCATAATAGTCAATTTTTAATTCACGAAAGAAACAATACTTTTACGATCAATAATACAACTATATCGATACCTAATGGAAACTATGATGGTAAAGATCTTGCGTCAAATGTTGTCCAGGAATCGAGTGGTATATTATCATCTTCATCTTTCGATAAAGATACAAATGCTATAAAATTTAACGGTGGTAGTAATTTTACGTTTAAGTTTTATACGGGTACAAATGGGTATAACACGTACGTGAGTGGTAAAACAACACCACACGATATATTAGGATTACCTGCAAATGATATAACTTCAACAAACAATGTACTAGAAACGGGAAGTATCAATTTACAAGGTGCGGATGCTATTATAGTTAAATTGAGTAGTGGTTCCGATGAGTTTAATCAGACCGTATTTTCAGAAACACCTTTTTATACTGGTAGAATACTCATGTGTGGTGATGTTATTAACTATTCGGGTGTAGACGATACTGTTGAGCATAATTTCGATAGTGGGGCACAAAAAACCATATCGAGATTACGAGTTCAATTTTATTATAGTAGTAATAATCGCCTTATACCATACGATTTTAGAAACGCAAATCATATACTAAAATTAGCAGTAACGTGTTCTACTGATAAATTCGAGAATATACCTCGAGTAAGAAGAGACGAAGGTCTCCCAGCACCTATGAGTATCCCCGATTTCGAGGATCCGCATAGATGGGATGCGTTTTTATCTATTTTTTTAGTAATCGCAACTGGATTATTTCTTTTGTTGGTTATGAAAAAACCAAAAATTATCGAGTAACCGCGAAGACTGGGGCTCCTGGTTTCTGGACCTTGGTAGAAACACGGGAGACGGTGATGTAGACGACGATGGAAAGGAGGGTTGTAAGGAGAGCAGTGAGCGTGTAGTTCATGCCACCGTTCTTGTTAACCTTAACAACTTGGTTGACGATCCATCTGACCAAATCCATCCAGGAGAGGGCAGCGGCGAAGGAAAAACCAGCAACGACAGCGTTGAGGGATTGAGCTTCGAGTTCATTAGCGACGAGCATGACAGTTTCTTGAGCAGACATTTTTTATACTATAAATATAGATTTTATTCTGGGAATATTGTTTCTTCAAATAAGATTTTCTTATATTTTTTAGTATTTTTCAAATACCCTTTTAACATTTTAGGTTTCGAACCTTCCTTCGAAGAATTATACCCTGAGGAAGAAGTGGATTCTGATTCAGTATCACTTTCACAATCTGTATCTTCTTCATAAGAAGAACTTTCATCGTCGCATAACTTAAAATATTCAGCATCCGTAGACCATCCTTCTGGAGTTATAGAACTACTCATTACTATCTATAGCATTTTTTAACATCTGTTCTGTCGGATTTTTCGGCACCCATCTACCCCAATTATCGTACGCGTTATTCATCTTAACAAACTTATATTCGCGTCCTGAATATCTTTCAAACTCAATACCTTCTTCATCTTCATCGACCGTTTCAATTTCATCTTCATCGCTACTATCGTAGCCATCGTCATAAATTTCTGGAAAATGTGTTCCTATTTTTTTACCAACCTCATTCATGGCACAATATTTCATCGCATATTCCAAATCTTTACCGAGTACTGTATCCCTACCACACGCTTTGGCGTACTCTGCTGCAAATACCATGGATTGTTCCATAACGGGTTGAATCACGTTTATTGCAGTATCTTGTAATTGCTCTACCAAATTTGTAGTGGCGTCTTTTTCTTGTTGATTCATTGTATTAAAATAGTAATCTAACAGTTCCTTTCTCCAATCGGAGTATATTATAACTAAGCGCGTATACTCTAAGTTCTCTTTCTCTATCTTCTTGACCGTTCAAATGTAACGTTAAAAGTTGGTCTTTAATTAAACTAAATTTGACCTGACCAGTAGGATACCACCTTTCTGGTTCGAGTGCAAAACTATACGAATAAAAACGTTTGAACAATTGCGTTCTTGTATGATGTATACCACTTTGAATTGCACGTAAGCTTATAATTTCACCGGAAGCGCCATCCAATACGTCTCTTTCATCTAATTTTAGTTCGAGATTACGTAAATGTTCGTAATTTATATATTCGCTATTAAGTGTTCGTTCAGCGTGATCGTAATCGAGTGGTGTTGCAAAATGTAATCCGACAGCACTATTTCTCTTTTCTTGTATGATAAAGTAAAGTTCTTTGACAGGGTTCTTAAAATTAAGTCTATGTTTCAATACTACAGGTTTAACGTTCGGACTTTGTGGAATTTGTTCTTTACTCTCTTGAACTTGAGTTATTAAGTAATCTGTCGGTGTACTTAACATTTTTTCCTTTTCTTCAACATCCAAACAAACCATTTCGACGTTCAATTTTAAACTTTTTATCAAGTTTTTAGGTTTTAAACCAGTATAATGT